TTTCTGTCATCTCTTCCCCTCCAGTTCTTCCGCATATTTGTTGAGTGCGGACTCAATCCTATTTGTAACAAGTTCTTTTGCTGCCGCGTTCCAGCCATATTTTTCAGCTAGCTCATGTCCCTCTTGCTCCGCTATTATCCGCGCGCGGGTTTTCGGTAGTTCGCGGGTGTAGGTTTTCATTCCGATATAACCACCGTTTTTAGTAAACCATATTATTTGTGCCTGAAGTGCATCTTCAGGCGCCCCGTCCCAGACCTTCGGCTTTGCTCTTTCCTTAAGCAGGTCGGCGGCGAGTACGTTAAACTGCTTAAATCGATCTCCCATGCAAACCTCCAGCGCTTCGCACAGAGAGCAGCCTGCTTCACATCTCGCCATCGCTTCCAATAATTCATTTGTCAGTTCTTTCTTCATTCTCATTCTCCTTATTTATGCCCGCAATGTTCCACACGAAGGACATCGGTAAATACTTATCATACCAGCAGATGCTTCAATGTCAATCCACATAAACGGCCTTTCTCCATTATTTTCCCAAAGATAGTCCTGCTCGGTAATGTCTGCTTCTTCGATTTCTTCTTTCGTCATGTGAAAGTAACCACAAATACACTTCATCATTTATCTCCTTTGCCGGATATGCTCCGGCGGGCGGGTTATGCTAGTTCCTGTATTCTTCTTTCTTTATAACTCGTTCAACTTTCATACTTGACCCATCTGGATAAAAGATCTGTTCGCTTACGATTTCCCCGTCAACTTCCAAAGAGTTTATGAAAGTTCCTGCAACTTTACGAAAAATGTCCTCGATTGCCATAATTGCTTCAACTGTGTCCATATTCGCATGGCTTTTTCTTTTCCATTTAGACAAAATTATTCTGCTATTAAGCGAATCGATCGCATAAAAAACGTTTGTTACGCTCTTTCCTTCGTCCAAATAGTCATTAACTGCTTTCATGTTCCTTTCCTTTGCTGAATAGGCTCTTTCGTGAACCAGTACCTTCCATTATCATTATTTGTTGACTCATTTTACTCTCCTTTCATACACAACTTCTGCGTTTTTCCCTGAGTGAAGTCTCCATGTTTCCCCATCGAAGCTCGACACGAACCCTGAATTCCATAGCTTTACTGCTGAAGCAAAATCGTACTCATACTTAATCTTGAGAAAACTGCTGAAATATGCCCAGACCGAATCCAAGACCGAATTCCAGACTGAATCACAGGCTGAATCACAGATAGAAGCCCAGACCAAATCCAAGACCGAATCCCAGACTGAATCACAGACTGAATCACAGACAGAAGCCCTGACCGAATACCAGACCGAATCCCCGGTCGAATCCCCGACCGAATCCCTGACCGAAGACCAGATCAAAGCCCTGACCGAAGACCAGATCAAAGCCCTGACCGAATACCATGCCTTTATCCATTGATCGAGGAGTGCAATCTCTTGCTCACTTACGTTCTTTGCTTTTCCTGTAAGTGGATTCCGTATTTTCTTGATTACAAGCGGTTCCACTACGCTCTTAAAATTCAGGTGTCGTACCCAATTCTCTGCCGCTTCGTGGTCATGTCTCTCGATACCTTGGTCAACGGTGAACTCCTTTGTAAACGGATTGTATTCATACTTTGACCATCGGTCTTGCATCTTTGGTGGGACCTTAAAATGAGTTAAAATTGTAGTGTGTGAATCCCAATTTGCACGCAGCCTCGTTTTTCTTAAATTCCAGTCTGCATACAAATAGTTCCCATAACCGTCCCCTACAAAACTGAAAAACTTGCACATTACATACTCCTTAGGAAGTTCTCTTCTATTTCATTGGTGAGTCTTTTCATTAGCATAGCTGTAAAAGACTGGACTATCTCAGCTTCTTCAACCGTAGTCAAAGCATAATCGCCCTCCTTTGTTTCGGACTTGTGACCGAAGCTGTGGTTTACCAAGCAGAGCTGAAGCCCTGCTTGTCACTCGCCTATGAGTAGTCGGTTTCCTTAATTGTTACCGTTAGGCCACAATTAACCTGGAGCATGATTGTATCAATAGCCAACTCAATCCATTCCTTAAACTTCATAGCTTCACACAGAAGTGGGAGGAGTAGACAATTCCTCCGCTGTTCCATCATCCTCATCATCTTCTATTTCGATAGACTCAACGTTTAAAGTATACTCATCTTCGCTTATGCTATCGTTATTATAATTGTCTATGACTTTCTGCTCAGCTTCTTGACTAGAGCTCGCGTCTATGTAGTACGACCTTTTTTCAGTTGTTATTACTTCGTATTTAGCCATGACTTACCTCCTCCGCTTTTCCAACGTCATCTCCTTCATCACTAAAGATGAATACCTCAGTGTCACCTCGCTCAAGTGTATTGAGATTGTTATCAGAGTAATGCCAAGCGACGATGCGTCGAGCTTCCTCTTCATTTTGTGCTTCAACAAAGTATTCATCTGTTACCTGCACCATTACTTTGTACTTAGTCATGACTTACCTCCTGCTATTTTCTCAAGCTGACCAGCGTACTTGGTCATCTTCCGTCGAGCGATAGCTGACTGCTTTTCACTTAGCCAGTCACGTACTTGAATCTGCCGAGCGAGTGAGCTCAGGAACGGAGCATCAACGCCATTGAATCCAATGCCATTGTCTTCGATGGTCGTATTTCTTGCTTGTTCTGCTTCTGTCTGTCTGCTGTAGATAGCAAGTATTCCACGCCTGAGCCACCGGTCATCTTCCAAAATCTTCTTTTTAATGAAGTCTTTAGTGTATGTCATTTTACTATCTTTGCCGGATACGCTCCGGCGGGCGTTATTGTTGATTATTCCACAATGTAATTGCTTCATTAACAAGGAATAACATCTTCAAGAGATTGCAAGTAAGCCACTTCTTGAATCTCCTCGTCGGTTGCGATTTCATTGAAAACGCATTGATTGATGAAGTCCTTGTTGATTCGGAACTTTCCGTATTTTTCATCTTCGTTATCGTTACAGTTTTGTGTTGCCATCGCCCATAACCATCCGGCTTCATCCCGAATGCTTTCAATAGGAATCCCGTTTTCTATTTCGCAACCAGTTTCCGGATCGATAAATCGCTCTTTGGTCGATCCGAACTGTCTCAACCAAAAAGTTTTAACTAACCAAGTAGTTCGTTGAATGCCCGAAATATTCTTTCCATAGTACTTCATATATTTCTCCAGTGTATGTCATTTTACTATCTTTGCCGGATACGCTCCGGCGGGCGGTTGGTTATTTCCAGTCTTTCCCAGTATTTGCCTTTATTGTTTTGGTGGCGGCGTTGATTGATACCGCGCTTACTTTAACGCCGTATGCGCGCTCAATAAAAGCAACCGCCTCGCCCTTGCTCATCCCGTCATAAAAACATCTCATAAGTTTATCCTGCATCTTTTCCATTCCTTCCCGGTCTCCCGGTCTTTGATTTTCAGGGTTTTCTTCCCTGTCTGTACTTTAATCTTATATCATAAATAACGGTTTGTAAAGTGTTTTTATATCATTTTTAACGTTTTTTTTATCTTTTTTTCCTGCTTGCTGTATTCCGCATATAGTGCTGTATTTCGCATTGTTACGGATGGTTCAAAACAGTTCCTCCTGCTTTTCTTCCACCGGCTTCGGGGTAGTCTCCCCGCCCCAGGTCCCGCAACACTTTCCCGGACTGGTCGGGAGATCATGAAGCTCACACATAGAACCAAGCGACTTGTGTAGTTTGTAGTACACGCAGTTCCCGCATGATCTGCCGTACCGGGGTTCCCCGTAGTTTATCGCTTTGTCGGCTATTTTCATTTTCGCCTCGCTTTTTCTTTTTCTTCGTTCGTCCAAGCACAGTTCAGACATAACTGGTACTCATGAATCTTCCAGTCGCAGATTCGGTATGAACAGTATACCTTTTTGTACATCCCCCCGGAATCTATATCAGCCCGCCTCACCGCTTTGCTTGCTTGCTTTTTGTACCAGCGGTTGTTTCGTTGCTTCCAGATTGCCAGCTTTTTTCTCGATCGGCTCATGCTCCGGCTCCTTCGGTATCAGTGTTATTAAAGTTCAAGCGCGTGCTGTACCGGTATTTTTCGCTCTTGCCTTTCACAAAACAAATACGGACTTGAGTATGTCAATATCTGCTCGTTTGCCTCTTTGAAAAAGTTCTTTTTTATCTCAAATCCATAACCTCTACGGTTAAGATTTTTCGCTCCTAGTAATGTTACCCCGCTCCCTGCGCACGGGTCAATGACAACATCGTCAACGTCAGTGAATATCTCTATCAGCCGTTCGATAAGCGCAAGTGGCTTTTGTGTCGGGTGAACCTTCGGCGTATCATTATCCCGAGGCCAATCCATGCAGTTGAAAACCATTGAGCCAAAATTGTTGAACTTTGGTAACTTATCACGGTAGAGAAGAATCGCGTATTCACAGTTACCGACTATCCGCATGTTTGACTTGAGGACTTGCGCGGAGAAGTTCTTCCTAAAAACTAGATTGATATAGTTATTTAATCCGTGCTTTTTCGCTTCCTCAATCAGTATCATCTGTTGCTCAAACGAACAGAACACAATCATGCACGGAGCTTTCCCGCGTTCCTTTGGTTCAGGACGAAGCATCTTGCTACAAAAGTGCAAAAACTCCGGAATACGAAAATCTGTATCCGTATCAAAAAACGTCTTTCCTGCAAACTCGCTTTCACCGTTGGCATTATCCCCGTCAACGTACCATTTCGGATTAGAACCGTAAGCATTTACGCCAACATTGTACGGAATGTCAGTAAGCACAAGTTGCGCCTTTGGTATTCCGTATACTTTGTAGTTTTGAAAATGATCGTTAAACAGCTTTATTCTGTCCATTCTTTTTCCCCTTTGTTTTTTCTTCTTTCGGTATCAGTGGTTTCTCACAGAACGGCGGGTTATACGCGCACTTGTATGATCCGCCGCCCTTCCAGCATTTAGATGCGTGAGGGCAAAGTGGTTTCATTCCTTCCATCCCTCATATCGCTTGTCTGCTTTATCCACAAACCGGACAAAGTGAGGCTGGAAAAGTAGCTCGGCTGTTCCGCACGCGCCGTTCCGGTTCTTTGCTATGTTCACCTCTGTTTCTATGTTGGTCTGCTCCGCGTTTTTTGCCCGTTCACGAAACATCAACCAAACTTGATCCGCGTCCTGCTCAAACCCGCCTGACTCCCGAAGGTCTGCAAGCGTCGGTCTTCTCCCCTCTGAATCTCGCCCAAGCTGCGCAAGCAATATAATCGGTACGTCTAGCTCCCTTTGTAGGTTTTGCAGTTCGTTGCTCATTTCGGAAAACTGTTCATGGCGCTGGATTTTCCTGTCTCGGAACTTCATCAATGAAGCGTGATCAATAAAAATCACCTTGACGCCTAAACACCGAACCATGTACCGGCTCATGGACAGGATCTTGTCAAACCGTCCCCGCGTGTTGTCTACCGGATAGATTTTGTATTCTGCCATGTGTTCCATTTGCCCGGATATTCTTGCAAGCTGTTCCTCACTAACAAACCCTCCCCGAAGTGATCCCGCCTGTACGGTTGAAAGGTCAGAGACCATTCTCATGAGCAAGGCTTTGCTACTCATTTCAAGCGAGAAGTACGCGGTCGCGATCCCATTCCGTGCTAGCGTTCGTGTCATGTTCATGCCCAGTGCTGTTTTACCGACACTGGCACGCGCACCGATTACTATGTACTCGTTCTGTATCCCGCTGGTTATCGCGTTTATGTTCTCGAATCCGGTATCATACCCTGACAAAGCTGATCTGTTTTTAACCGCGTTCTCAATGTCTTTTATCATCGGAATGATATAATCTCTCGCGGTTTTTATATCTTCCCCGCTTCCTTCCTCTGCTATCTCCGCAGCACTTGCTATGATGTTCCCTAGCACTTGATCGACATTCTCCGGTGTCGCTTTCCGTGATTCCTCAAGCAGATTATACAAAGCCCGCGTCATTGCCAGTCTCTTCACCTTCTCGCAGTAAAAAGCAAAGTTTGCACCGGACGGAACGGTGTCGGTAATTGACGCGACGTATGCAGGGTCTTTATTCCCCGTCTCCGCGTTCAGAGTGATAACGTCAAGCTGTGTGCCGCGCCCTGAGATCTCAATTATCTTCCGGAACAGCTCGCGGTTGAACGGTAACGAGAAGTCTGCCTCACTTACTGCCCGGACGATGTTCGGAATAACTGACCGGTCGGCTATCATACAACCAAGCACGGCTTTCTCCATTTCGTAATCGGTGAATCTCATATAGCATTCCCCTCGGTATCGTGATTAGTGAAGCATGACGGGCAAATGTAGTTGACTAATTGTACCCCGCATTTAGAACAGTGTAAAATCTTTTTTTCTTCCTGTTTCTCTGGCAAAACGTCTTCAAAGTCTTCAAGACAGCCAAGAAACGAAGCGGGATGCTTGATATACTTTTCTTCCGTCTTGTCTCTTTCTAGCTGCTTTTCGTAAACCTTTAGTTTTGAAAGGATTGAATCAAGAGTCTCGCCTTCTTTTATTACTTTGTTGAACTTCTCACGTGCTTTTTTCTTCCCTACCTTACGCGGATAGTTTTGATAGAAAATCAAGAATCGCTCGTCTTCTCGTTTTTGTTTTGGAGTGGGTATACCTATGTTTTCTTTATTGTTTGAAGATATATTATGATGACAAGTTTCTTGTACACCCCCCGGACAAGTTTCTTGTGCACCTTTATTAAGTTTCTTGATACCCTGATAAGTTTCTTGTACACCCTCTGGGCTGTATTTGTAATTACAAAGCTTAACGCCGTTTGAGATTAAATCACTCTTGATTACAAGTTTTTTCTGCACAAGAGATTTAAGAACGCTAAAGGCCGCTGTTCTACTTATACCACACCAGTCTGCAATGTATTGAGCAGACCCTGTAAACTCTGATTCTCCGTCTTGTGAAAAACCATAAATACAAGCGAACGCAATAAGTGCGTTTCCTTTTATGCCAAGATTCAACATCCAGCCTTGTATTGAAATATAGTTTTCGTCTTTAACCATTTTTTGCCTCATAAAAAAAGCCGGTGTCTCCGTGGTAGAAGAAACACCGGCTAAAAGTGCGGCTAAATTGCCCATGCATCGCTACCACTCGGTGCATCGGCAATCTACTACAAGCATATTACCACATATTTACAAGCACGTCAAGCGCCCGCGCTCATATCACGGGCATCCTTCACGCCTTTCCAGCGATCAAGACGGCTATATTTGTCTAAATAGATGCCCCCAAAAATGGTTGCATCTCAACCTTGTACTCTTTCATTCCTTTACCTCCATGATTTTTATTCTTATTTCCGTACCGTCTGCTGACTGCCAGATATGTGTCGCCACGCCCTTCTGCGTCGCCTCGTGTTTGTTTATCCTGATATTTAGCTGTCCATTTGGCGCAGCCGTAAACACTCGCCCGCGGCTCTCAAGGCTGCCGTCGTCATTAACAAACGCTTTTCCTTTAGGCACTGTTGCCTCCTTTTTCCATTCCATCGAGTATCTCGTGGAACTTCTTTGTATTTACCCCTGCCTGTATCATTGTCGATATAAGCAGATCCATCGTTTCCCGGCGTTGCTTCTTCGTGTACTTTGACCAGCTTTTCAGCTTGCCCCGGATATGCGTCCTCGGGGTTCCGGGTGGAATCTCTTCCTTCGTCTTTACATCGTGCATTCCGGTTTCGTCAGCGTACACGTAAGATTCAAAACCCGCGCCCATGTCGCGCTTGATGAAGTTTTTCAGTTCTTGCCATGTCTCACAGTTGTATGAGTGACAGCCCGACCTGAAGAACTCCATTACTAACGGATGAAACGCGCGATTCTGTTGTGGCGTCCCGTCCGTCGCATCCTCAAGCGCGTACTTCCTGCCCTGCTCGGGAGCGTCCCCGGACAGGACAATGTATCCGTCCGGGGTGATCTGGATGACCGTCATCAGAATGGGATTCCATCGGGAAAGTCATCCTGGAAATCCTGCTGTTCAGGATAACCTTGATTCGCTGGCGCCCCTGATACTCCCTGCCGTGTCTGCCTTGATGGTGCGGGCGCGGTCTGCTCGGTTCCCCCTCCGAGTAGCTGGATGTTGTCGGCATTGATTACAACCCTGCTGTGATTCTGTCCGTCTTTTTCCCAGCGGTCCTGATGGAGCGAGCCGTCAACGCCAACTTGCTTTCCCTTAGTCATATACTGCGAAAGGTTCTCCGCAGTTTTCCCGAAACAGGTCACGTCAAAGAAGGACGCCTCGTCTACCCACTGCTCCCCGCTCTTCTTCTTGCGGTTTACAGCCAGCGAGAACTTGCCGATAGCCATTCCGCCGCTGGTGTAAGTAAGCGACATGTCGCGGGTTAATCTCCCAACGATAAAAACGCAATTCAAATCATTTGCCATTCAATGCCTCCAGTTTCTGCATCATTTCTTCCAGCTCCTCAAGGAACCGTTTTACACCTGTTTCTACTTCCTCGACCGGCAACTCGTCGCGGGTGAACCGTTTTATGTACAGCTCATGCCCGACAAGTCGCGGGTCGTAGGAAACAAAGTCCCACCAGTTCGCGTTAAAGATAGAAACGTACCCCGCCATCTGATAAAGATATTCTTTCTTGACCGTTCCGTTTATCAGCGTGTCAAGGTGCGTTGCCGTCTTCGGGCATTTGATCTCAACGCCTCCGTCGGGAAGTATCAGTCCGTCCGGTGATCCACGGAGCCCCGGAATAGAATCGTGCTCTTTCCCGCCGTGTTCCGTGATCTCGCGGAAAGTCTCAAGCGTGTATGCCTGTTTCGCAAGCGGTTCGGTGTCAATCCCACACTGCATCGCGTCAGACGTGAACGACTCTGAACGCTCGCCGGTCAGCCGTTCGCATACAAGCTCCGCCATGTAGTTTCTGCGGGCAGCGGTTTTGTCACCCGCGAGAACATCGGACAGGCGAGAACAGCCAACTTTCCCGAGACGCTCGGTATACCATTCGGCGGTTCTCTGCTCTGTCATTCTGCTGACTCCAGTTCTTCAAGTGCGATCTCGGCATCTTTCAAGCACTGATCAATGTTGGTCTTTGCTAGCTCCCGGAAGTGCTTTTTGCGTTCCTCTGAAAAGTACGCGGTTCCGTCTTTACGGGTTTTGTTCATGATGCTTGCTAGTGTTGACAGTTTATCCTTGTCAATCGGTTTTGTCTGAATCTGAACAGGCGCGGAATCTTCGGGTAAATCTTCGCCAGCATAGATGTACAATCCAAGCCCGTGCCGCGCAACTGCCTTTGTCAATGATCGCTGGATTGCCTTATTCACGTCAAAGCTGGTAACCTGGTCAGCGCTTATAGATCGGTTCTTGAAGTCCATAACTGGCAGGTATTCAATGTGTTCAATGTTTGCAACCTTTACCCCAGTTTTTACCCAGCAGGTTTTACCGTCGGTATGATAGTTCCAGCCGTTTGCGTTTTCGTAAACGGTATATTCTGCATCGGGGTGCTGCCTCTTTAGCTCTCCCCAAGCCCAAGCCCATGAAAGGTATGTAAGCCCTCCCTTCTTTTCAGTTTTCTCTGACACGTTAATATCATAGAGTTTTGTGAAATAGTTCTCGCTCATAACAGCCCCCTCAAAATCTGCTCGGCTTTCCCGAGCGTCGTGGTTAAAGCGTCCCCGTAGACGTTCGCCGCGTCTTTGTTCGCCTCGCTTACAATGTGTTCAACCTGTGCCGCGATCTTTTCATACAGACCGTCGGGCAGGCTCTCGATCTCGAACGCTTCGAGAATGTGTTCAACGATTGCGTTGACGTTTTTTTCCTGTTCCATGGCTCCCCCTATATTTCCGCACTTGCGGCGGATACTGGCATGTTGCGAAGTATCAGAGAATACGCAGCGGCTTGCGCGGCGTAACGAACCGCTACCACGTCAAGATGCGCTTCGTGGCAATCGGCGTGCTGTTCTTCAGCGTCTTTCTTGCAGTTCTCGACAAACTCATAAAACGTCATGGTTACCCCTTTGCCCCCGTAGGGGCGGTTTGTTAGTTTTCCAGATACTCGAGGACTGCCCTTCGCAAATCCTCGTTATCGTCCATTTCCGGTGATTCTATCCACTCGGCTTCATCGTCCCAGCGGTAAGATATGAGAACGTCAATCTCAAGGTCTTCAAACGTCCAGCCCTTGCCGTCCTCTTCGTCGTAGCGAAGCCGCGTCTGGTAGACCGCCTCCCCTTCGCATCCGTAGACAACCCCGTTCAGTTCAACGTGAATATCGTTGAACAAAACCCGGCAGTCTTCATCGTCGTACTTGTAAGTTACCATTCGTACCCCCTTATGAGTTCATTATAGCGGATAATGTTCTAACTTGTCAAGCGATAGTTTGAACATTTAGCGAAAAAAGCAGGAAAAACTTTATTTTGCGGGATACTTTACAGATACATACAACTGTAGTATGCTCTAAAACATGCAGGACTGCACAGGGTTGCAACGCAATACCCTATAAACGTCCGCGAGGACAAAGGAGTGTAAAAGGATGCCTAAACGGGCTAAGCAACGGATTCCCAGCTCGAGCGCATGAACGCGCTTGATCTGCAAGAGAAAAGACTTGGCTCATACGCAGCGGATGCGTTTGAGGAATGGTTGAAAAGAAGGGAGTCGCGTGCTATGCGTGCGGCTGTTCAGCGCAAGAAGTATGAAGAGATACTTGGCGCAGATTAGGCTGACCCGCTGCGCGACTACGCGGACAATCCGCGAAAGGAGAAAAAGGATGAAAAAGCGCGAATTGAATTATAAGCTGGTTGATTTTCAAAAGCAGTTAAAGGCGCTTATTAAGTGTGAAGATGAAGTAATGCAGTGC